TCCGTTGTTCTCATCATCTCTATCGGGCACACATACACTTTATACCGACTCAAATTATAATTTCAATCCAGGAACAAATACATTAAGTCTTACAGGAACAGGCGGACTATCATTTACATTTAACGCAGAAACTGGTAGTATTCTTCCAAGAGTTAACACTCCGACTGATAGCGGACAAAGTATTGGTTCATCTGCAAACCGTTGGAACACTGTATTTGCTACAACATTTAATGGTGTTGCTACTGAAGCACTATACGCTGACTTGGCAGAAAACTACTTGGCTGACGCAGAGTACGAACCTGGAACAGTTCTTGTGTTTGGCGGTGCAGCAGAAGTTACCCAAACTACTAAAACCGCTGACCGCCGTGTTGCTGGTGTTGTAACAACTAATCCTGCACACTTAATGAACAGTGAGCTTAAAGGTGACTACGTAACAGGCGTTGCACTACAAGGACGTGTTCCGTGTAAGGTGCTTGGTAGAGTAGAAAAGGGCGACTTGTTGGTTACAAGTGCAATACCAGGATATGCTGTTGTTAATAATGACCCAAGAGTTGGTACTGTGATTGGTAAAGCAGTTGCAGAAAAGTTAGACACTGGTTACGGTGTTACTGAAGTAGTAGTAGGAAGAGTATAATGGCAAGACAAATAATCAACATTGGTACCAGTGAAAATAGAGGAGATGGCGATCCTTTAAGAGTTGCAATGGATAAAGTTAATGATAATTTTATCGAAGTATATAAAGGACCAGTGTCACTAACCCAAGAAGAAATTGATGCTATGACTCCAGAATTAGGAATGATGGTGTATAATGTAACAACTGGTAAGTTTCAAGGTTATGCAGCAGATGCGTTCGGTGATAGCACAGCAGGATGGGCTGACCTACATTAGCATAAATATTTAAAACGGAGAATAAGATGGCACTAGAACAAATTAATGTAGGCGGCGTAGTAAATGACGGAACTGGCGACGACCTAAGATCTGCATTTATCAAGATTAATCAAAACTTTCAAAATCTTGATGGAAGTTTTCTTGCCGCAGCAAACTTAGGATCTGCTGGAGCAGAAGTGTTTGCTAATGTTTCAAACAATACTGCAAACTTTAGACGACTTGTTGGCGGCGACAACATTACTTTATCGCAACTAGACAATACAATTACAATAGCCGCAGGAGTAGTTGACAGTAGGTTTACTATTTCTGGAGACAGTGGCAGTGTAATTGCAGGTAACGGAATTGCTCTTAACTTTAATGGTGACAATGGCGTTATAGTAGTTGCAGACGAAAATACTAAAACTGTAACAGTTACAGGCGGACTTGATCAACTTACTGGACCACTCGATGCTAATGGACAAGATATTAGTGATGTCGGTACTATTACAGCCACTAACTTAATTACTGAAAATATAAACAATATCGACTATGATAGTAAACTAGGAAGATATATCGAAGGTTTTGATTTTGGGCCAATGACTTCAGAAAGTCATAGTATTCTTGATTGGGTAATTAGACAAGTAGGGGTTGATCTTGGTACGTTTGTTCAACCAACGCCAGATGGTATTATCGATCTTGGCAATATTATAGTTTAAGGAATAAGTATGCTACCACAATGGACAGTGCCTACAAATTACGATCTAGGAACTATACAAGAGAGAGAAGCAGTTGATATTGCATTGCCTCTCGCTAGTACTGCTGGTGTTACTACAACTGTAATTAGCGGAAAAATACCAGCTGGATTACGCCTTGAAGAAAATAGAATTGTTGGCCGCGCATTTGAAGTTAGTAGAGATACCCTTAGTAACTTTGTAATAAGAGCAACCACAAGCGAAGGAGTGTTGGATAGAACATTTAACATGACTATCCAAGGACCGGATTCACCTGTTTGGATAACTCCAGAAGGAAAATTACCAGTAGGTCCAAATAATGTATTGTTTATCCTAGACAGTAGTATTATTGATTATCAACTTTTAGCAACTGACCCGGACCTGCCAGCGGGTGACGAATTAAGATTTTTTATTGACAACAACGGCGGTGAACTTCCGCCTGGCATTACACTATCCGAAGACGGTAGATTAACTGGTGTAGTTGACCCGTTGCTTGCACTTGATATTAATGTAATTAATGGCGGGTACGATGTTCCAGTTTACGGAAGTATACCGTTTGACTTTAGTGTAGTGAGCGACAACGGACTTGACAGCTTCTTTTATGATACAACACTTTACGACTATAGTGTTCCTACAAGAAATCCTAGAAAATTAAATAGAAATTATGATTTTGAAGTAACAGTTACCGACGGAGATGAATTTGCAACCCGTCGATTCAGCGTTTATGTAGTTGGCGACGATTTTGCTAGAGCCGATAACACTATTATGAAAGCAGCCGATGGTGTTTATACAGCAGATATGACATACGTAAGAGCACCTATTTGGTTAACTCCGGCAGACCTAGGTGTAAAACGTGCTGACAACTATATTACAGTATATTTAGACACGCTAAATCAAAATGTAACAGGCGAAATATTATACTTTTTAGAAGCTTATAATCCGGACGGAACTCCGAGTGTAATACCTCGCGGTACAGCAATTGATCAGGTAACTGGAGAAATTGCTGGCCGCGTTCCGTATCAGCCTGCAATTACCAAAGACTACAAATTTACTGTAACAGCAACACGATTTAACGAGTTAGAAGGTGTAGTAACGGTATTTGGTACTTACAACTACGAAGTATTATCTGGTAATACTTCGATTAGAATTGGCAAGCTTCAAGATTCATTTAATGACGGTATAAATGATTTACAGAATCTAGTTGACAAAGAAATTGTTATCGAGGGTGTAGCGTATACTGTTCAAAGTGTAAGTAACGCTAATTCTAATTATGATCTTATTACATTAAAAACACCACTACAACCAACATACGTTGCAACGCCGATTAGTGTAAGTAGAACAGCTACAGGAACTGATTATTTCTTTGTTGATACCCTTGCCGATAGTGACAAAGATTTTTATACCGGAAAAAGCTTAAACTTTAGTGATAGCGAATCATACCTAATGCAGGATATCTATCCTTACATTGAATGGAGAGTTAGTACAGAAGACAGTGTAACAGAATTAGTTACAGTTATTACAGGCGAAGGCGCAATAGAAACGGTATTAGAAGACTTCCTATCAATTCCAAATCGTCCTGCTTATGTCGAAGTAGCAGGCGATGGCAAATCAATAGTAATGTTAATCCCTTCAACTGCACAAAATAGAAATTCTAATTTTATAAAGAGTTTGTTCCACACAGAAGACAGTGGAGAAGTATTTGCTGAAATTCTTGCACAAGAAGATAGAATTAAAATTAATAATACTCTTACAAGAACGTTTAGTGTTGACAGACAACTAAGCTTCGGTACATATACCGGCAGCTTCTTTTCTAAGTCATTTTCTAGAGACGAAATTGATGCTGTTTCAAAAAGCAAAACATTTACACTTAGATTGCTAGGCGAAGTCGACAGTACAATTAGTTGGATTACTGATAACGATCTAGGAACACTGAGAGCTAACAGAATTAGTACAATTAACGTTCGTGCTGAAACAAGTATTGTAGGTGGCCTGCTAAAATACGACTTAATAGCAGGAAGACTTCCACCGGGTATTGGACTTAAAAGTGATGGCGAACTTGTTGGTAAAGTACCAATTAACGGAACAATAGAACAACCAGGATTAACATTCTTTGATACTGGCGAAACTACGTTTGATGGTGCTACTACTACACTTGATAGAGTTTACACATTTACCGTACTTGCAAGAGACCGCTTTGGCTTCAGTGCAATTTCAAGAGAGTTTACATTAAGAATTAGTGATTTAGATAACCTAACATACAGCAATATCTATGTTAGACCATTCTTAAATAGTGTACAAAAAGATAGTTTCAAAAATTTAATAAACGATGCATCGATTATCTTGCCGCGTATTGTCTACCGACCTAGTGATCCGAACTTTGGTGTACAAAAAGAATTAAGAGCACTAATTTATGGCGGCATCGAAACTGGCGAGATTGATATATTTGTTGGGGCAGCAGCTAAAAATCATAAACGCAAGAAGTATTATCTTGGCGACCTTAACTTAGCTGTAGCAAAACCCGAAGGCACTAACGACGTTATATACGAAGTTGTTTATCTTGATCTAATTGACCCTGCACAACCATTTGCAGGAAAAGCAAGAAAGTCATTTAACGTTACAAATAATTCAGGAAAAATAACTGCCGATACTAGCAGATATGAAGTACCGGATGATAATCCAACTGATCCTCACAAGTATAGACCTACTCCATCAGCAAACCCTATTACTGCCGACTTAGACGGTATTCAAGTGTCACAAGACTCAGATGTCAAGAAGTGGATTTCTAACATTGATAACATGAGAGACAACATTAAAGCCACAGGGCAAAGTTCAAGAGACTTCTTGCCGCTTTGGATGAGAACAGCACAAGAAGCCGGACTTGTTGAATTGGATTATAGATTGGCTGTTCCGTTAGTATATTGCAAGCCTGGAACTGGACAGACTATCTACGAGAATATCTTAAATACAGGGTTTGATTTTACATCTATTAATTATGATATTGATAGATACATAATAGATACTACAACGGGTAAGAGCCAAGAACAATACATAGTGTTCGCAAATTATCAATTCAACGTTTAACAACGATAAATAATATTAAATTAAGGATCAATAGATGACTAGCCAAATTATTAGTGAAACAATAGATGAGAATTTCCCAGTTGCGGGCCAAGACAACGACAGCCAAGGCTTCCGTGATAATTTCAATATTATTAAGGCAGGACTAGGCGTTGCTAGCAGTGAAATTACTGGCTTGCAAACTAGAGTATTAGTACGTGATCCAGATGGAACGTTTACTAACAACTTAGGCGGCAATCAAATTGTTGAAGCAGAGTTTAATAGTTGTACATTTGTGTCAAACACAACTGGTTCAACTGGCATTTCTGCTAACGCTGATATTGTTTGGACAAGTGGATTTGTACAAGTTATTAATGTTCAGGCTGATGCACTTACACTGACATTCCGTGATCTTCCGGTAGACAGCTATGCTCCAATAAGACTAATTCTTTCAGCTGATGCTGCACACACACTTAATTTTGCAGTCGAAGGTGGTGCAACCATATATACAGGTGCAACAGGATTTACTGGCGCAGCAATAACACTTGATGCAGCAAGCGAGATAGTCGTAGAAGCATTTAGCTACGATGTTAACAGACTGTATCTTAGAATTGTAGAAACATTTACAGCGGTATAATATGCATCCAAACCTTGGCTCTTTGTCTGATTTTACTGATAACGAACTCGAAAAGAGAATTGCAAAACTAAGTTCTGCTTATTTTATGACGCAGGACGAAGGTGTCAGACACCAAATGATTCTTATTCTAGACGATTATAAGCTTGAGCTAGAAGCCCGTCGTGCTAATGCAAAAAGAAAACAAGATGAACAGCGTAAAGACGACGGAAATGATCTTGACAGTTTAATAAATATCAGTTAATATAAGGGTATGCTTTTGAAGACTGACGACTTGGGTATTCCAAGATTTACAAATCGCGACTTAATCGATATGATTTATAATGGCAACATACAGAAGTGCCACATAGTTCTCTGCGACGAAGATGTTGATGTTGATACATTCAATTCAGCAGCAGACGAATTAGGACTGCCTGTACTTTCTAAATATATTCCGCTAACTGTTGATAAAGACAAATTTGACGAAGTGTGTCGTAGTGAATACTACATGCCCGAAAGGTATAAAGAGATTGACTTGAGTTCTTATTTGTGGGACAAGCTTCCGAAAAAAAATTCGGGTGAATATACTCGTATGTTAGAAGAATTAACAGAATTTGAAAAACGTGGCATGAGTGATTTGCTAAGATATATGATTTACCTTGTAGACTTTATGCGCGAAAACAACATTGTGTGGGGCGTTGGACGCGGTAGCAGTGTTGCTAGCTATATACTCTATCTTATTGGCATCCACAGTGTAGATAGTATGAAATATAACCTAGATTGGCGCGAATTTCTAAGATGAAAAATATTTACTTAGTTCAAGTAGTTGACGCATATGGGCCAAATAAATTCCTGCCATTAGCAATAGCTTACCAGTGGCTGTATGCAAAAAATGATCAGTGGAATCTTAAAGACACATTAATTGAAAAGATACCGCCGTCGCAATATGTACTAACAATGGAAGATCCTAAGTTAGTTGCTATGAGCAGCTATGTGTGGAACTGGGAGTACAACCAAGCACTTGCATCAGAAATTAAAATGCTTTGGCCTGATTGTGTAATTGTTGTAGGTGGCCCACAAATACATAAGCACGATCCTTTCTTTTTTGAAAGTTATCCGATGTTTGATGTAGCAGTACACGGCGAAGGCGAACGTGCCTTTCGTGAAATACTACTGCGCGACGGAAACTACGACGACATCCTGCATGTACAGACAAGAACACACATGCCGCTAAGGGCAGCTAGGGTGCAAGATATTTCCGATATCCCTAGTCCAATACTAGAAGGATTTTATGAACCAATTATGGCCAAGTATCCTGATGATGTAATGTGGCAAGTTACATTTGAAACATTACGCGGATGCCCATACCACTGCGCATTTTGTGATATCGGTGATAGCTATTGGAACAAGCTAACAATGTTCGATATGGACCGTGTTAAAGCCGAGATTGAATGGATGGGCAAGAACCGCATTGAATATGTAAGCGTTTGCGACAGTAATTGGGGCTTGTTAGAGCGCGACGTTGAACTTACACAGCACGTTATAGATGTAAAGAAAAAGTACGGCTATCCAAAGTGGTGGGATGCTACATGGGCAAAGAATAACGTAGAGCGAAACTTTGAAATCGCATTACTAAATAAAAAAAGTAATGCAAATATTTTTAAAGGCGTTACATTTGCAATGCAAAGCTTTAATGAAAGCACACTTGTAGCTAGTGAACGCTTTAATATTAAAGAAACACAAGTAAACGAATTCCTCAAAAAATACCAAGAAGAAAACATTCCTACATACAGTGAATTGATTTGGCCGATGCCTGAAGAGACTTACGATAGTCTTAAAGCAGGTGTGCAAAAATTGATTGATTTAGGACAAGATAGCTTCTTGATGATACATCCATTAGTTATTACATATAATGCAACTATGGGCGATCCTCGGTATATGGCCCAGCATGGCATTGTTACCGAAACTGTTCCGCTTGACACGTATTACCTTAGTGCAGATGACTTAGAAAACTATATTGTAGAATATACAGATGCAGTTATAAGCACAAATACAGCAGATGCTGAAACAGTATTGCAAGGGCACATGTTTAGTTGGATTAGTATTTTAATGTACTATTACGGCTGGGGACATTATCTTGCAAAATATGCCAGCAAGCATGGAATAAAAGAGACTCATTTCTTTGAAAAAATGCTGTATTGGATTGAACAGAATCCTGGAACGTTGTTGCATAACGAATATGTCACTACAAAAGAACATTTGTTTAACACTTTTTACAATAGTCAATTCTGGGGTAGAAAAGTCCGAGGCGAAAAAGACATTTATTGGGAATATAAAGGTGCAAGTAGTATTGTGTTGCACGACAACGTAGCCCAACTTGAACAAGAGCTTACTGCATTTCTTAAAAGTCTTTATATCGTAGACGACAAAAGTGCAGAGGCAGCAGTAAAATTAAATCTACAAATGTGTAGACAGAAAGATACCTTATATCCATTCACTACAGTTACAATACCAAGTGTTGCACAGGATATGTTAGGTATAGACAAAGACATAATTACAATAGATCATCACGATAAAGCCATAGTTGATGATACATGGTATAATAAAGCGTACCATTGGGATAGAAAAAGTCGATACTGGCGTTGTACTGTATCAAAAGCAGAAACACTGGTTGACATCTATCATAAGTAATGTTATATTATAAGGAGATAATAATGGCAATGAAGCAACCCGGTCGTAAGATCTACCGTTCAGCTAATGGTAAAAACATTGACCTTGATCTCTTGATTTCTCGTAACGAACTAACTCCAGCAGTTGGTAACGTTAAAGTTAATGCTCGCGGAGACGAGCTTGGCCCAGGTGGAAGAATAGCTCGTAAGAAAGAAGACGTTCTTAAGGATTATTACAATACCGAGTCAGGTGTTAAAAACGAAACTCCAAAAGCAAAAGTGAAACCAGAGCAAGCGAAAGAAACACCTAAAGCAGTTGAGCCTACTAGGGCAGAAGCTGAAGAATGGTCTGAAGACGACGAAGGTAATTTTGTTAAAAAACCATCTACAACTAGAAAAAGGTAAAAAATGGCATTAAACTACGACAAAGTTATTAAAGGAAATCTAAAACCTTTAAGTAATAGAGTTATCGTAACTGATATGCACTTTGGTGAACAGCGCACACAAGGTGGATTGATACTTAACGACGACGACGGCAAGACACGAGGCATTCATCCTCGTTGGGGCCGCGTGTATCGCAAAGGTCCTGAAAACAAAGACGAATACGACGTCGGTGATTGGGTACTTGTTGAACACGGACGCTGGACAAGAAGTTTTAACGTTGACGACGGCGATGGAGTTAACGAGTTGCGCATGGTAGAAGCAGAAAGTATCATTGGTTGGTCGAAAGAAAAACCTAAAGATGATGTACTTTTTGGAAAAGAATACAAAGACGGCGAAAGCGCAACAATTGACCCGTCATCATTTATTAACGTTTAAGAGGCAATATGACAAACCCATTTGAAGATTCGAAAAGATTTATGAAGGCCGTTGGCCAAACTACAGGCGAATATAATAAGAAGCAATACGATTTGTATTTAGACCTTATTGAAGAAGAATACGCAGAAGAATTAATTGATGCTATTTCAGCTGGTGACAAAATTGAACAACTTGATGCATTAATTGACATTTTAGTTGTAACAATTGGTGCAATTAACAGCTTCGGCGCTGATGCAGAAGCTGCATGGAACGAAGTTATGCGTACAAATTTTGCAAAAATTGATCCCGAGACTGGCCTAGTACGCAGGAGAGAAGACGGCAAGGTTTTGAAGCCCGAAGGCTGGCAACCACCTAATCTTAAAGACTTATTGAAATAATAATTGACTCCTTGCTATTTTTGTGTTAACATGCATGTAACTAGCAAGGAGTTTTTTTATGGCCACACACGGCACAATAGATTTAGAGACATTAGACGTTAAGCCGTCGGCCACAGTACTAAGCGTAGGCGCTGTTAAGTTCAACCCGTTTAACGACAGCGAACCACACAGCGAATTATATCTTAAAGTACTTGTAGACGACCAAGATAAACTAGGACGTACAACTAGTGACAGTACCATTGCGTGGTGGGCCAAACAGGATCCTAAGATTATGGAAGAAACGTTTGACCAAACTGGCGCAGTAACAGTTGAAGAAGCATTGCGCCAAATAAGCAAGTGGAGCGTGGGCGTTGATGAGTTTTGGGGACAAGGTTATGGCTTTGACTTTACAATGCTCGAGGACATGTACCGCAGTATTAACAAACCTATTCCATGGAACTTTTGGCAGGTAATGGATAGCCGTACTATTACTAGACGTATGCCTAAAGACCCGCGCAAAGACATGCAAACAGACCTACACAATGCGCTAGCAGATGCATACTACCAAGCAAAATCAATTCAAATCATCTTTAAGCACAACAACTGGACAAAATGACCTCAGTAGATCTTCATACAGTTTCCGATAACGAAGACGGCGTATTGGACGCATTGATTTGGATGATAGAAAATCAAGGGCCAATCGGACCTAAGCGTCGTCTTAGCGATCTAAGATGGCTTGAATTTGAAGACGAAAAAGAAGCAACATTTTTTATATTAAAGTGGAGTAAGCGATGAGCGATCCTAGAAGACTTAAAGAGCTAGCTGGTATTAAGCCGCCGAAGAAGACACATATTGTACGCTGGTACGACTATGTAGTTGCTTTTGTGTTTGCTGACTTTATAACAGGATGGCTTTGGGCAGGATTTTTTTACAATGGGCCTAATTGGTGGGCTCCGTTGCTATACGGTGGCGGTGCCGTTCTGCTAATACGATTCTATACAGATTGGTATTGCGAGACAAGAAAGATAATGGAAGATAATGAGTCAAAAACATAAAGATTTAAAAACGTTTAAGACAAAAGTTGAGGATTGTAGCTTAGTTAAGTGCATTGATATGCACCAGGTAACTATATGCAAGACTTGCCAAGGTATTGGATGGTACGAACGCACAGAGGAAGTAGGCAGAGACGAATACGAAACCGAACTTCTAACGTGCGGTAGTTGCAAAGGCGACGGAAGAATCGTTCAAATAACAAGAAAAATTATATTCGAAGCTGACGCCGACGAAGTATTAAATGTTCCGTTTGTTGACTTCAACGGAGACCCTTGGCTTACCAAAGAGATTAGAGCAAAAGTCAAGTTCGACTACCGCAATCCGCGACTCGAAGGTAAGTACCCTGAACTTCAAAAGCTAACGTACGAAAATTATGATAAAAAATTAGAAAAATACGAAACACTTGACCATATTGAGAGATCACCAGGAGCAAACAATGACAGAAAAAAATGAAATACTTGAGCGGTTGTTAGAAATGAAGGAAAAACTGAAGACCATTCAGGACTTTTATCTAGCAAATCCTACAAAAGAAATCACCCAAGAAGAAGTAGACCTGTTTGGAAAGCTCGACGAAAAAACAAAAGAGCTAGAAGACTTGTATAAAAACGAGGGCACCGAATGAAGGAATTATGGGTTGAAAAATACAGACCAAAGACTGTTAGTGGATATGTATTTAGGGATGCAGCACAGAGAAAACAGGTAGAAACGTGGATTAAAGACAAGAGTATTCCTCATCTATTGTTTAGTGGTAATGCCGGTATTGGTAAAACTACCCTTGCAAGACTACTCTTTAATGAACTAGACTTGAATCCATTGGACGTTCTTGAAATTAACGCAAGTCGAACTAACAGTGTTGAAGATGTTAGAGATAAGATTGTAAGGTTTGTGCAAATGATACCGTTTGGCGACTTTAAAGTTGTATTGCTAGACGAAGCTGACTACTTGACACCAAACGCGCAAGCTGCATTACGCGGAGTTATGGAAGAATATCATACCACAGCAAGATTTATTCTTACTTGTAACTATCCAAACAGAATTATTCCAGCGATTCATAGTAGATGCCAAGGGTTCCATATTGCAAAAGTTGATCAAACTGAATTTACAGCACGGGTTGCTGAGATTTTGATTACCGAGGGTGTTGTTCCTGACTTGGACATACTCGATACATATGTAAAAGCAACCTATCCAGACTTGCGCAAGTGTATTAACATGGTACAAATGAACAGTCAAGACGGTGTGCTAGTTGCTCCGGAAGCTGGCGACAGCGGCGAAACAGACTGGAAGCTTTCGATGGTAGACTTATTTAAAGCAGGCAAGATACACGAAGCACGTAAATTGCTATGTGGTGCAGTTCGTGCAGAAGAAATGGAAGAAATCTATCGTTGGCTTTACGACAATGTCGAACTGTTTGGCGATGAAGAAAAGCAAGAATCTGCAATACTCACAATTAAGCAGGGCCTTGTGGATCACACACTTGTAGTAGATCCAGAGATTAATTTAAGTGCAACACTAATTAGACTTGCGAGGATACATGACAAATAGAAAATTAAAATATCAATGGATTGAATTTGTTGAGTATATGAAAATACCAGCGTCGGTATATCTAGCAATATTACCATTTGCTACGATAATTGCTGCACGTGGGTTGTTTGTTGTTCCAATTATCTTGACAATGGCGTTGATTGTAATAGCATTCTTTGGTGTAATTCATTCATCATTAGCTGCACAAGCTAAAATGAGCGAAGAGAACCAAACACTTATGCAAGGAATTAAGGGCAAGAAATGACATATGTAGTAACTGACGATTGCATTAATTGCAAACATATGGACTGTGTTGAAGTTTGTCCAGTAGACTGTTTTTACGAAGGTGAAAACATGCTAGTAATCAATCCAATTGAATGCATTGACTGTGGAGTATGCGAGCCGGAGTGTCCAGCAGATGCAATCAAGCCTGACACAGAGCCAGACATGGCATTTTGGGTAGAGTTTAATCAAAAGTATTCTGATGCCTGGCCTAACATTACAGTAATGCGTCCGGAAGATGTTCCAGCAGATGCCAAAGAATGGCACGGCGTACCGAACAAGCTACCATTATTATCTACGAAACCAGGAAAGGGTGACTAATGAATAGAGTACACAAAAGATTTTTAAAGAAGATCGGCATCGGAGTTTGGTCATTTATAAAATTTATTCTTGTCTATCTCGCAATAGCAATACCAACAGGAGGTGTTGTTTGGTTAATTACTGGACATGCAGAAGCTGGATTTACGGCCGGTACGTTGCTGCCCGCGTTTATCGCAATGATTTTCTTTATATTAAAGGATGCTTATAACGATGCAAAACGCGAAGTCGATCATGAAAATAGAAGCATGATGAACACACTAGGAGGCAAACGTTGATTAGAGCAATACTAGCATGTGACGACGATTGGGGTATTGGCAAGGACGGTGACCTGCCTTGGCCGCATAATCCAGCAGACTTAAAATGGTTTAAAGAAAACACCGTCGGCGGCGTCGTAGTAATGGGTAAAGCAACTTGGGATAGTTTGCCTACAAAGCCTTTGCCACAGCGCAATAACATTGTAGTGACACGAGATGTTGCAGACAAAGACCAAGGCAACTACCATTTCATTACATTTGATAATGCAAAAGCGTCACTTCAACAAATGTCTGCATTGCAGAACGTGTGGATTATTGGCGGTGCGCAACTTGTCGAAGGGATGATTAGCATTATTGACGAAGTTTGGTTGAGCCGCGTTGACGGTAAGTACAATTGTGATACATATCTTCCTAAAACAATTATCGAATTGGTATATGAACTATACCAAACTGAAGCTAACGACGATTTACATATTCAAAAATGGAGAAAAATAGATGGCAATGGGCCCGCAACCTAAGAAGACTACTGAACAAGAGTTAATTGATGCTTTTATGAATAAAGGAGGCAAGGTTACAAAAGGCAAAACAAAACCTATGCCTCCTGAACTTGGTATTAGTAACAGCACATGGAACAACAAGCAGGCCAAACCTAAAAAGGACGCAAAGAAAAAATGAATATAGAAAAGCGTGAAACATATCATCTACTAAAAGAAGGCCCTAACTTCCGCAGGCGACTGTTAAATGAAGCAACAAGCATGGATAAAGGGATAGTGCAGAAGATGTCAGACGAAGATTTTGCTCTTGCACTACAGGAGTTTCAAAAGTGGGCAGGAGTCAAGAAATGAGTGTACACAGCACACACAAAATGAGATATTCGGACTCATCTTACTACGACGAAATATGCGACAAGTGTATGCAGCCAGATTTTAGTACTCACTCGAACCCAAAACTAAGCGAACCATGCACAAAGGACAACAATGAAGCAATATTTAGAAGCATTAGAACACATATTAACTAACGGCAAAGACCGCAGTGACAGAACAGGTGTAGGAACACGCGGAGTGTTTGGTCACCAAATGCGTTTTGACTTGCGCAAAGAGTTTCCAGCAGTAACGACTAAGAAGCTTGCATGGAAGAGCGTTGTATCAGAACTACTCTGGCTATTAGAGGGCAGCACAGACGAGCGTAGACTTGCAGAAATACATTATCAACAGCCAAGAGAAAACCTTATAGGCAAAACAACTATTTGGACTGCGAACGCAGACAAGCAAGGTGCCGAATTGGGCTATATAAACACTTCTACTATCAAAGATCTTGGCCCTGTTTATGGACAGCAATGGCGCAAGTGGGATGCACAGCTAGGATATGTGGATCAGATTGCACAAGTGCTAGAAGGCTTGCACAACGATCCTGATAGTAGACGACATATTGTAAGTGCATGGAATGCTGATCAAGTACCAGTAATGGCATTGCCGCCATGCCACACTCTTTTCCAGTTTCATGTGCAAGATGGTGAGTTAAGCTGTCAATTGTATCAGCGTAGTGCTGACATGTTCTTGGGCGTTCCGTTTAACATTGCTTCATACAGTTTGCTTACACATATGTTTGCGCAAATGCTTGAACTAAAAGTAGGTGACTTTATATGGACTGGCGGCGATTGCCATATCTATCAAAACCACATGGATCAAGTTAAAGAGCAAATTAAAAGAGTACCGCAAGCCGGGCCGCTATTAGCAATGCCACAGTTTAAAACTTTAGACGAACTTCTCAAAACTGTGCCACTTGATTATAAGCTAATTGGATACGATCCAATGCCTAGTATACAAGCGCCGATGGCAGTATGAGTAGAGAAGATAAAGCAGAAACTTGGCGTATACTAAATGAGCCGCCTTCGCCAAAGTTTCGTATAACAAAAACTGTTGTAAAAGCAAAATCAAGAAAACTCAAGGCAACATGGAACGTTGAAAAACCACAAGAGCTCGAATCAGAGTTTGGCGCAGATGTTGAAAAAGAAGTATTGAATATATTATTAAGGGGTAAAAAATAATGTTTTATACTGACAATATTCGTTCATTAACTGATTATGACATTTATGAAAAATTTGCATGGAGACCGATTCGATCAGATACTGGCAAACGTATTTTTTGGAAGAATTATTATGTAATTGTGAACTGGACTTTATACGGAGGTCCAATACGCGACACGTTAACCGAGAATGAATTCTTACTTTGGCAGTTAGAATACGAGCAACCGACGGGTGCAGATTGCCGCCTTATGCAAATGCGTAGCGCCTTCTTTAGTCGGAATTATAGATTAATTAAGGGGTTGCAGCGCCTATCTAAAAAATAGGCGCTGCGGGGTATTAAGCGTCGCCGTAAATTTGAAGGACTTCTTTAACTACTTGATGTCTTTCAATATCTTGGTGGCCAAACTCTACAACTTCAATGTGCGTAGTTTCGTGGTGTTTAACTTGATCAATAAAGTTAAGTAGACCGTTGTCTTTAAGCCTATCAGCTTGTCCAAGGTCACCAGTTACTGTCATTTTAGAACCATTACCGATGCGTGTTAGCAACATCTTCATTTGATTGGGTGTTGCGTTTTGCATTTCGTCTGCAATAATATACGAATCTTTAAAAGTTCTACCACGCATGTAAGCAAGTGGAGAAATCTCAATAATGCCTTCGGCAATCATTGATTCGATTTCATTAGCATAAAAATATTCTCTAAAGACATCAAATATTGGTCTTGTCCATGGAGCCATTTTTTGCTCTAATGTACCAGGTAGGAAGCCTAGATCTTCATCTGCACTTACTGCTGGTCTTGTTACCACAATGCGGTCAACTCGTCCCTCTAGAAAACACTTTACGGCCACCTGGCAAGCCAACATGGTTTTGCCGGTTCCTGCTGGACCTATCCCGAAGACTATGTCTTTCTGCTCGTCCAGTAGTTGTAACACGTATGTTTCTTGATTTCTATTTCTAGGGATGATGTCAACAGCTTGCTTCTTTTTTGGAAGGAAATTGTTAATTTTAACAACGTTATTAGTGCTGTTAGTTGAAAAGTTTGCTTGCCTTTTGTTGGCTCTAGCTTTACCCATTTAGTTCTCCTATTAGGTTGGATACAGGGTTAGTTTCCAAAGCAGGAAACTTCCTTCCCTGCACTTGTATTTAGCGATAGTGGTTCTAATAAAACTACGCATTGATTAATATTGATAAATATAAGTAATAAGATATTATAGGATTTCTAATGACAAATGTTCTTGATGAATTAGATGTAATTAAAAACATCGAAGGTATGTACGAAAGCAATAGTGCCTTCGAAGTATTAAAAGACTTTGAGCGCGTGTTGGACGAGCTTGATCTGTATGTTTATAAAAATTGGGAAGATGGCGAACTTGCGTCGGGTCCTAAAATTAATAGACATTGGATATCGGCTAAATTTTTCTGGCCAAGAGAAAAGATGCCTGATCCAATGGGCGGCAAAAGATTACTTGATTATGATTGCAAGGTTCTTTATGAGAAATCATATATTATGAAACCTCGTCAAGTTATTGATCCTAACGACTTGCGCCCAGGAACTAAAAAAGGTAAAATGGATAAGTCACCAATTTGGATTGTTGAAATCATCATGCCAAAGAAATTACTTGCTGATATGTATAGTGCAAACCTAGAAAATCTCGAGGACTTCGACGATGCAGATGTTGAACAAGCACCACAAGAAGCACCACCGGAAATGCAGGATCAAGCAGCACCTGACGCAGACCTTGAAGGAGGCGACATGTAATGGCACTACGTGAAGGCGATCTAAAAGATCTAGTAGACAACATATTAGAAATTGATTCCTATAGCAGTAAAATGGGCAACGACGAAAACATCGTTGTTCTAAGTTTTACAGTTATGGAAAATGAACCAGCCCAGGATCTAGTTAACTTTATCGAAAGAGGATACAGCTTTGTACTCGATGCTGATGTTTCGAGTGGAGAACAAAGCGACGGTATGTATAGAGTGTTTGTTGAAATTGAAAGAGATCCAGGTGTTGGTGAACAAATTATGGAATTAATGGATGGTGTAACCAAGCTTACAGCAAACAAAGATTTTAAGTTTAGATATTACAAAAGCTTTGATGCAAGCCCTATGACCCTTGAAGAACTATCAAGTAGAGTCCCAACCGATGTTGCAGGATATGAATCACTTGTAAATGAGTCAAACATGAATAATTTTAAGAACTTCTTCAGTAAGAGTTTTGTAGACGAAATTACACTGAATGAAGCTGGCGAACTAGTAATTAAGAAGATTTATGCCGATCCAGTTGGCTTTAAAGTTAAAGGATTTGGCGATTCGGTTGAAGTATACGAGTCAATAGAAGAAAAGATAAACATGAACGACTATGCCGAGATACTCTTTTTAACAAAGTATGTAGGCGACTATAATATAACAAAGTACGGGCAGCGTACTCTTACATTTGAAAATAATGGACACACACTGGTGTTAGAGAGATTGTAAATGGAAAGCCTATATAAGCGTTGTTATTGTGATAACTGCGGGCATGAATCACACTGCGGTGGTAATGCAACAATGCCTGGGTATCCAGTAGATCCGGAATTTATACAAGAAATAGTTGTATGCAGACATTGTCGCTGCGATAATTGTACAGAAAGAAGAGGGCATGACCCAAAAATTTAATTTTAGTTTTAGAGAAAGTCAAGTATTAGAACTGCTTAGAGGTAACAGCGAAGCAGACGACTGGTATGATGCAATGTACGAAGTATTGCCGTTATGGAAGATTAATACCATTGAAAGAGTTGCCGGGTTTATATCTCAATGTAGTCACGAATCGCAAAACTTTAGAAGACTAACGGAAAATTTAAACTATAGTTCAACAGGGTTGAACAATGTATTTCCAAAGTATTTTAAGAGAGCAGGACGTGATGCAAAGTTGTATCATCGCAAACCAAGAGCTATTGCAAACGTAGTGTATGCAAATCGCATGGGCAACGGAGACATTGCAAGTGGCGACGGCTGGCGCTATCGCGGTGGCGGGCTGATGCAGCTTACAGGCAAGTATAACTATACTAAGTTTGGCGAAGTTGTAAGAATGACTCCGGAACAAACTGTTGAGTATGTACGAACTAAAAAAGGTGCAATTGATAGTGCATGTTGGTTCTGGGACGAACGTAACTTAAACAAATGGGCAGATGCTCGTGACGTTAAGAAGATGACAAAGCTAATCAATGGCGGATACAACGGACTTGAAGAAAGAGAAGAAAACTTTGAACATGCATTAGAAGTACTAGGCGACACAAAGCCAGCTTACAAAACAGTCAAGCTCGGATCAAGAGGCCCAACTGTTCGTGCATTACAAGAAGAACTTGAAATTACAGCTGATGGTGTATTTGGTGTAGGTACCGAAGCTCACCTAAAAGCGTGGCAACTTGCTAATGGGTTAGTTGCCGACGGTGTAGCAGGGCCGAAAACACTTGCTAAAATATTTGGAGACTAATATGTGGAAAATAGCCTTAGGATTAGTAGTAGTAATAGCATTGCAGGCGGCAGCGTTTGCTTGGTACTATAAAGATTCACAAGCGACTATTGCTACACTCAATCAAGATAATGCAACACTTACAGTTGCAGTAGAACTAAACGAAGCAACTATTGCTTCATTGCAAGCAGACTATGAATTGGCACAAAGTGAAATGCAATCTCTAAACGAAGACTTTGCAACTATACGTAGACAAAACGATGCACTAGCAGACAAGCTATCAGAACACGACATAGGTTTCTTAGCAGCTAACAGACCAGAGCTTATTGAGAGATTAATTAACAGAGGAACTGAGAACGCATTTAGATGTTTTGAAATACTATCAGGTGCGCCATTAACAGAAGACGAAAGGAATGCCGAAAGTGCGACAGATTTTAATAATGAGTGTCCTTGGCTTTGGAATACTAGCAGGCTGCGCTAAGCCAAACGAACCAATATCTATTTCAACTGTACCAGTTAACAGACCTAGTCTTACGTTACCGGGCACAGACGAAGTAAGAGCACGTCCAGTAGAATGGATAGTAATCACGCCTGGTAACTTTGAAGAGAAGATGGCCGAACTGGCAGCAAGAGGCGAACCCGTTGTTATATTCGGCCTGTCAGGCACCGGTTATGAGAATTTAAGCTTAAATACAGCTGACTTGCGTACACTAGTTGAGCAGCAGCAGCGTATTATTATAGCGTACGAAAGATACTATCAGCAATCCGAGAGGGCTTTGGAAGGTGCTGTAATAGTGAACTAAATGGAGGGCTAACATGCCAAGAGAACACCCGGTTGAGGACGAATGGGCAGACGAACCGGCGTTTGAGCAAACTAGTAGATACAGAGGCGAAGCACCAACTGAGGGCAACAGCGACCACGACATAGTTATTGAAACTGGTGAAAATGGCGTTACACGTAAAATCAAATTGGACTTGCAAGTAGACACTACTGCAAAGGACTTAGGTCCTAACCCTTACGGTAAATGGATACACTTAGCTAGGGCTATCGACGCTTGGCGACCGTTCCCTAGAGCGTTTATTATAGTTTACATATACATTCTTTACAGAGTTATCGAATGGTATTTGTTGTTGCCCGATCCATCAATGGAACAAAGTGGATTAATATCCATTATTGTTGGAGCAGGTGCAGCATGGTTTGGACTTTACGTCGGATCTGGTGGCAGGGGTCCATCTGAATAATAAGTATATGTATGGATTATTACAAAATACTTGGAGTTTCAAAAGACTCATCTCAGGATGATATTAAAAAAGCTTACAGAAAGCTTGCTAAACAATATCATCCTGACCACGGCGGTGACGAAGTTAAATTTAAAGAAATTAATGAATCATACGAAACATTAAAAGACCCGGCTAAAAGACAGGCTTATGACACTCCCGGTGCTCGCACAGCTTTTGACCAGCCTGGATTTGAAGATATCTTTAGTAACTTCTTTGGTCAAAATGTACAACGACGTAACAGAGATTTAAGAATTGCTATTAAAATTAACTTAGAAGAAGTTCTCGAAGGCAAAGATATAATAGCAAGTTATACATTGGCAACTGGACAACAAACTACTGCTAATATAAGAATTCATGCAGGCGTCGAACACGGTGAGACTATTAGATACAAAGGGCTGGGCGACAATGCAGCAAGACAATTGCCCCGTGGCGATTTGCTTGTACAAGTTCAAGTACTAAGACACAAGATCTTTGAAAGAAACAACAAGCACTTGTATATGGAGCACGGAGTTAGTATATTTGATTTAGTACTAGGAACTAAAGTTGAAATAAAAACGCTTTCAGGATCAAGTATTAGTGTTAATATTCCAGAAGGGACTCAGCCTGGCACGACGTTAAGTGTTGCAGGCCACGGGTTGCCTACTAGAGTTACAGGCCAAAAGGGTAATCTTTATGTTACACTAAAGGCACGTATACCACAAAACCTTACAGCTGATCAAAGACAAAGGATTAAAGAAATAAATGATGAACTTAATAACAGCACCTGATGTAATGCTTGAAATGCCGGTTAAACCTTTTGAGTTAGACCAAATGCACCCTGCACCTATTGCATTAGACATGATAGACTTAATGAATGCCGAGGGCGGACTTGGACTTAGTGCCAATCAAGTTGGGCTTAACGCACAGATTTTTGTTATGAAAGTTATACTTAATAAGAAGGTTGGAACACCTTTAGTAGTTATTAATCCAATAATTAAAGGAATTAGTAATGAGAAGGAAGAAGGCATTGAAGGATGTTTGAGCCATCCGGGATTATTCCTTAAAGTTAAACGACCTATAAGTTGCATGGTGGAATTTGATACCTTGACAGATGACGGAAAAGCTGTTATACATATAGATGCAAAGTTTGATGACATAGACGCCCGTATATTCTTACACGAATACGATCATCTACATGGCGTACAGTTTATTAACCGTGTTAGCAAATTAAAATTAAAAATGGCCGAGAAACGCCGTAAAAAAAAGGATAACGCATGATTGACCCAAGTTTAGCATTACAACAAGTATTTGACAAGGCAGTTAAATATGCTCTTAGCTACCAGCACGAGTATCTAACTCTTGAGCACTTGCTTTGTGTAATGCTTGAAGATGACGAGTTTAGAGAAAGTATTATTGGATACGGTTCAGATCCTGATCTAATGAAAAAGAACCTTGAAAATTATGTTGCAACAAAGCTTAACGACATCAAAATTGATGATGAAAAGTTTAAGCCAAAGAAGACACAAGCAGTTGAACGAGTATTAAATCGTGCATTTGCCCAAATTCTTTTCCAAGGCCGCAACGAAATTCAAGTTATAGATGTCTTTACTAGTCTCTTAACGGAGAAGCGTTCGTATGCTTATTTTGTTACACAGCAAGCTAACATTGACAAAGACAAATTTACTGCATATGCTGCCACAAACGAAGATGGAGTTAGCGTAGATGAAGACGAAAGCATGGGTCCAGAAACTCGCGGGCCAGCAGCCAAAGCACTCAAAGCATTTACAACTGACTTAAACGACGAAGTAAGACAAGGCAAGATTGATCCTGTTATTGGTCGAGTTGAAGAAGTTGAACAAGTTGCACTAGCCCTCGGACGTCGCAGTAAGAGCAACGTATTGCTTGTTGGCGACCCTGGCGTTGGTAAAACAGCAATTGCCGAAGGTCTTGCATGGCGCATCGAAAACGGAGAAGTGCCAGAGTTCTTAAAAGAATACAGCGTTTACAGTCTAGACATTGGCAGTATGCTTGCGGGTTCTAAGTACCGCGGCGACTTTGAAGAGCGCTTTAAGCTTGTGTTGTCAGGCCTGCAAAAGAAAGGCAAGACTATTATGTTTATTGACGAGGCACACATGATTAGTGGTGCTGGTGCAGGTGGACAGAATAGCGCAAACGATCTTGCTAACATGCTCAAGCCAGCGTTAAGTAAGGGTAACATTAAAGTAGTTGCATCAACTACTTGGGAAGAATACCGCAAATACTTTGAGAAGGATCGCGCACTTATGCGACGCTTCCAGCGTGTTAGTGTTGACGAGCCGTCACCAGCAATGGCAGTCGAAATTCTACAAGGAATTCGTAAGTACTACGAAGACTTCCACAATGTAGTTATTACTGACGAAGCAATTGACGAAGCTGTAAAACTTAGTGTTAAGTATCAAACTGACAAAAAGCTTCCTGACAAGGCAATTGACCTAATTGATGTTGCTTGTTCAAGATTTAAGGTTAACGAGCAAACTGAAAATTGTGTTGTACACCCTGCAAACATTCAGTTTGAACTTGCAAAAATTGTAAACATTCCAGAAGAACAAGTTGCTGAAAAAGAAACTGAGAATCTTATACACCTTGAAGAAAATCTTAAAAGTAGTGTGTTTGGTCAAGACGAAGCAATTGAAGGCATTGTTGACAAGATTCTTGTTAGCCAGGCAGGTCTAAAGCCTGACAACAAACCAGTTGGAAGCTTTATCTTTATGGGCCCAACTGGTACAGGTAAAACCGAGACAGCAAAAGCACTTGCACACCACCTTGGTGTAAAGCTTGTAAGATTTGATATGTCGGAATACCAAGAGAAGCATAGTGTTGCTAAGTTTATTGGTGCTCCACCAGGGTATGTTGGGTTTGATGACAACGCAGGTCAGCTAATTGTCAAGCTACAAGAGAATCCAAACTGTGTTCTACTACTTGACGAGATTGAAAAAGCACACCCCGATGTTACATCAGTATTGCTTCAGCTAATGGACAACGGTAGAATTACAGGGTCAAACGGTAAAGAAGCAGATGCACGTAATTGTGTATTGATTCTTACAACCAACCTGGGTGCAAGAGCTTCTGAAAAGAACAGCATTGGATTTGGCGACACACTGGAAAAAGAATACGAAGACACTGAACTCAAGAAGTTCTTTGCTCCGGAGTTCCGCAACCGTCTGGATGCTACAATCACCTTTGCTAAACTCGGCAAGCCAGTTATGCTTAAGATTGTTGGCAAGTTTCTTGGAGAACTTAGAGAACAAGTTAAAGATAAAGGCGTTCATGTTACTGTATCAAACGAAGCTCTTGACTACTTAGTTGAGAAAGGATTTGATCCTAAGATGGGTGCAAGACCTCTACAGCGTGTTATTGACAAAGACATTAAGCGTCCGTTGTCAAGGCTTATGCTATTTGGCGAGCTAAAAGCTGGTGGAACCGTTAATATCGACATCGTTGATAGTTTAGTTAAACTTGAGGTAACAGCAAATGAGCAGTCTGAAACGGTCGGAATCTAAGAAGCTACACTACAAAAAGTATCTCTACAAGCTCAGAATTGGCAACCCGTTAGCAGCAATCTTTAGAACAGAAAGACAACGCGGCGGGAAGTTAGAGTTTGCCAAGGCAAGGATTGAAGAGTTCTTTGAACAACATCGCAATGGCGAGGCTATAACAAGTACACGATATAGAACACTTGTTACTATATCGTTTCAACAACTACTTGATGCAGATCGCATTTACAAAAGTTTACGTGGTGCAACAGATTATCTGTTGCGCTGCGAACATCAAACAATTATTATCTATACAAATAATTTAACGACGTTAACAAAACTAAGTAAGAACATTCGCACAGACGACATAGAACTTTGGGAGCCTAGTAAGGAAGTAGTTAGCTTTTTAGTAGCAAATGCAAACACTATTATAATCGATAAGCCTACAGACTTTCCGTACAAGATAACGTTTGGTCGTAAACCAGGCAAGGCCGAATTAGCTGATTGGATTGATAACAATTCCGATAAAGTTAAGATTGGCAATATATTACTTGAGAACCTAAGATGTGAAACTAGGTGGATACAAGGACAGTACTTTTATGTCAAGGATGAAAAGATCATCTTCCTTCTTAAGATAATGCTAGGTGATAATATAGGTAAAATAGATAAGCTAGTATACAAAGGCGACATTAGATAAATACTTTATGGCGAATAGTGAAAATATATTATCTGGTCAAACACACCCTGGGGAAAGTAGTACCCAGGGTGTGACTGGCGAAATGTTCAAAGGCGACGGATTCTACGGTAGGTCCGACGGTATACATACTGTACAATACAGCTTAGAAGGATTCATTGGATCCATTGAGATTGAGGCTACTCTTGCAACTGAACCAGTTGACGCAGATTGGTTCATACTTACCGAAACAACTCATACTAGCATAACAGTTGACGATGCCGAAGCATCTGGTGCGTTTATTAAAAACTTTACTGGCAACTATGTATGGGTAAGAGCAACAATACGTAACTGGACTGACGGTACTGTAAATAGCGTATTACTAAATCATTAAGGCAAAAGAATATGGAAAATTTTGTAAGTATCATTTGGAAAGAAGGCACCCTAAACGAGGAAGCAGTTGTAGACTCGCTTATTAACCTCGGAAGTATGCCTCTTAACGAAGACGGAACTAATTATCAACTTGGCGAAACAGTAGACGGTGAACATGTTCTACGTATTGCAATTAGCGAAGCACTTGAAGACGAAGAGTCTCATGCACTTGCAGAAGCTATTGCAGAAGAAATATTTGACATGGGATTAACTAATTTTGACATCGAAATTAGTGCAAAGGAATAATTATGAAACTTAATGAAATTGATGACATGACTGATCTTGATCCTACTCAGCCACTGCCGTGGAACATGGTAGATGACTTAATTGTTTTTATGAAAAATGAGAATAGTTTCTATAGACGTAAACTATATCCAATGCTGTTAAACGTACAAGAGACTGTAAGCAACGGTGGCAAAGTTAACAAGAAAGACTTTGTTCCTATCATTGACGACGCTATCAAAGCATACGTTGGTAAGTTTGGTTTGAACAGAAGACCAGACGATATGATGTCTCCATCAGAAAAGATGGAATGCATTGATAAACTTCTAACAGACGAGAAAGAAAGTTTCCGTAAGGGAGATTACTAATGTTACTTAGAGAAGTATACGAGCAAGACAACAAGACAGCAACCTTTGCGTTTGGTCGCATGAACCCTCCTACTATTGGGCATATGAAGTTAGCTGAAACTGTTGCAAGTTTGCCCGGCGACAGCTTCCTTTTCCTAAGTCACAAGCAAGCAAAGAAATCAGATCCGTTAGATTTTAATACTAAAGTAAAGTTTGTAGAAAGCTTCTTTCCTAAC